GTGACAGGGCTTTCTGCAGCAGCGCGAGAGCGCAGCATGCGGGCCCGCTCGAGGGTGTCGCGTCCTTCCTGCCGAAGAGCCCACGCTTCCATCGCGGCGTTGTCCTTGATCTGGCTGGCGTCGATCGCCCCCATCTGCGCAGTGTCGGTGAGGATCTCGAGCGCAGCACCCTCGGTGGCGTCGATGCCGCGCTGTGCAAACGACGCCCGCTGGCGGCCAGCCAGACGGCGGGTGCGCAATCCCTGCGCAGCCACAGCCTTCTGCCCCTTCTCGATCACCGACTGCCGACGCCACTCGGTAAGCTGGGCGTTGTTCTCGGCAACCGCGGCGTTAAAATTCATCGCGTCGCGGTTCGCCCGGGAGCCCTTCGCTGCAGCAACAGCGGACAGGCCGACACCGGCGATGTTCGCGCCCATGCCCGCCGATGCCATTGCGCTGTTGTCTACGCCCATTTCAAGTCCTTGCAGAACAGCTTGCCGTACGGCTCGTACCCGAGTTTCTCATAGAAGGAGGCGGTGCTCTCGACCCGTAGCTCGGTTGATATCCCGGGGGTGATCCGCTCTGCACCGGCGTCGCGCGCCCACGCCTCCATCGTGCGCGCAAGCAGGACGGCGGCCCGGCCGTTCCTGTGCGCAGGGTCGACGTAGAAGGTCAGGTCTGTTGCACCGAGCGAGCTGCCGAACCAGTCGGCGACGATCATGCCCACGATCATGCCGACGAGCTTTCCGTTCAGCTCGGCGACAAGGACGCACGTCTGCCCGCTCTCGTCCCGCAGGAGTCCGTGCGCGAGCGCGCGAACCTTCTCCGGGTCGAAGGGCCGGTCCCGATAGTGCGGGCTCTCGGCGTGCAGGTGTGTGCCCATCTCGACGATGCGGTCGATGTCGGTGAAGGTGGCGAATCGAACCTTAACCACCGTACTGCAGCTCCGGCGCGATGCCGCCGACGGTCATCGGCAGCGGGTTCGTCATCTCGACCACGACCCGGGTGTCGGTCTCCCAGTCGCCATCGGGGGTGACCTCGAGCACGCCGGTCTGCAGCGCAGGCGGGGTGCCGAACGGCTCGCTGATCCGGATCGCAACCTCGCGCAGGGCGGAGTCGGAGGTGCCCACCTTCATCGCCCCAGAGCCTGTGACCCGCAGCCACACCTTTGCGATGTTCTTCGTAGAAGCCTGCCCAAGGGCTTCCACCTCCGCCACCGGCGGGAGCGTTTCAATCCGCTGGGTGTAGGGCAGCCCGACGATGATAGTGCTCGCCCCGGGCCTGCCCGCCTGTAAGGCAATCCTGCCGTTGGTGACGACCTGCTGCGGCTCGACCGCGCCGTCGGCGAGGATCGACACCGTCTTGCCTTCGAGGTGCCACAGCCCAGACAACGACGTGACCGCAGCTCCGAAATACTTGAGCCCGGCGTCAACGAAGAAGGAGTTGGCTTGCGTCTGCCGGCGGCGCGGCACCATACGCTCCACGTAGCGCACGGTGCGCCCGTTCACCACCCTGCGCACGACGACGTAGGGTATGTCCTCGTCACCCTCGGGGATGACCGCCACGGACTCGAAGAACCCGTCGGTGGTGTGCTGGTGCCAGCCGAGGACCTTCTGCTCCGGCACGTAGGTGAGCCCAAGCAGGACCCCATCCGAGCGCACGCACCACACTGTCGGGTGGGGCGCGACCGAGAAAGCCATCGACACGATGGTGAGCCCATCGAAGAGGTGAGGCGCCATCAGGCAGAGGTCGTCGGTGTTGTATGCCGCGCGCGTGTCTGCGTACATCAGCTGCCGGATCCTGCCTCCTCGAGCCTGCGCGTACAGGATCGACACGTTCGTCACCACCGGGGTGACCGGTGCCGCGCCGATAGCGCCCTGCTGCCGGGGGTCGATCGTTTCGTTCGACAGGATGTCACTGTTCGTGGTTTCCACGACCCACTCTGCGCTCGTAGTGAGCAGGAACAGCTTGTCCAGAGGAACGATGTGCTGAATCGTCGAGGCTTTCTGCGAGTTCATCCTGATCGAGATTCGATCGTCGTCCTGCGACGGGATCGAGTACGACATGTTCGACTCCGTCCCCGAGCGCGTCGCGCGAAGGCCGAGGCCGATGTTGTTTGTGCCGCCGAACCACCTCCGCCCTCTGAAGTAGCCGACGGCGCGCGGGTAGTTGTTCGCGCCAACGAACGGGTCGTCCGGGATCGGAGGGGTTACCGCGGTGTCCGGGGTGATGTTGTTGTCGGTAAACAAGCTACCGTCGGTCTGCCCGATGAAACCGTAGATGCCGCTGATCAGCTTGTAGACGTTGTACCGGATAGCTCCGGCCACGGCAGCCGGGGTGATGTGGTTGTGGTGCCCGGAGGTGGCGAGGTTGTTTGTAACTGACGCAGACGCTGAAGGCGACGACTCTTCGAGCGTCTCCGCTGCGATCGCTGTCGTCACATAGGTGTAGGTGATGCTGCCGCTGCCGCTGCCGGCGACAACCGTGGGTGTGCCCGGCGTCCCAATGGTGGGCGCGAAAGCGAGGGTGGACAAGGTCCAGTTGGTTGCACCGAGCCGGCGAAGCTCGCGCTGCTGGTAGCTCTGGTGCGTAATCGTCATCACGTCGTTCGACTGCGTGTACCGCAGCGACGACAGGTCATCCTCGGTGTACGGTGTTGCGATCTGGTAGACCTGCGCCGCGGTGCCGCCGCCGGTGTACGCAGGCAACCCCACCGTACTGATCGCGTTACCGTCCAGATCGGTCAGTGTGAACGAGGACGCACCGGTGCTGACCACGCGCAGCGCGCGCCCGTTCAGCACCGTCGGCCCGCCGATGCTGGCAAGGAACACCATCCTGCCTGTGGTAAACCCGTGCGCAGCGCCGGTGCCGAACACCGCCGGGTTGGCAATAGTGACGCTCGTGATCGCGACGGGCGTTTCGAGCACGGCAGCCCCGTTCGACAGGATCCGCATGTAGAGGTGGCCGAACTCCAACATCAACGCCTGCGTCGGGTTGAAGATGAAAGGGATCAGGCTGACCTTGCGCGTGCTGTCGTGCGCCTCCACGCACATCTCCGTGCCGGGGCGAGAGGTGGCCGGGCCGTGCGGGAGGGTCACGCAGTTGCGGCACAAGGTAAGCCCGGTCTGGTGCGCGGCAAGGTCCACCCGCCCGCGCATCTCCTCCGTGATCTCACCCGCTGCGAATGACCGGAAGAGGCTCTTCACGAGCGAGACCTCAGATCGGCCGGGGTGAAGTTTGCGTAGCTGTCGCTGCTGCTCTGGTTCGCGTCGTCGACGACGGCCAGAGACCACTCGGCTTGAAACAGCTTCAGCTGCTCGATCGACACCTTGGCGCCCGGCAGGCCTTTGATCAGCGGGCCGGCCAGCAGGGACGACAGCCGCCTCGCGAGCGCGATGTCGAACGCCGCCGAGAAGCGTCCAGTGTTGACTACGTCGATCGTGTACTTGATCTGCGCGTCCGCGGTGTTGGTGCGTATGACCTTCGACCCGGTGCTCGACGCCTCGAGCGAGTAGGGCACCCGTTCGGTGTCGGAGGTGTAGCCTTCGGGCAGCACGGCACCGACCCGGAGCAGATTGTTCGGGGTGGCGTATGCGAACTCCCAGTTGGACACATCCTCGTCGGCGAACAGCACCAGCGCTTCGCGTCGGATTGTCCACGACCAGTTGTAGTCGGCACCGTACATCGCGCGCCGCGCGATCGGGTAGAACCGAGCGCACAGGTCCGACTCGCGGCTGCCGTCGGGAGGGGTGATGCTGGTGATCTGCACGGCGCTGCCGAGATTCGACAGGGCGATGTTGCAGATGTCGACCTCGCTGCTCATGCTCTCACCTCACAAAAAGCAGCCCCGCGAACGGGGCTGAAGGTCCTGCGGCGAATGTTCGTGCGATGCCGAGATCAGAGGATGTCTTCGGACTTCTTCTTGCTGGCCTTCGGCCGCGACTCGCTGACCACGACCTCTTCCGCTTCGACGATGGCGTGCTCGTTGTAGGGCTGGTCGAAGTCGAAGTCGAAGGTCTGGCCTTCTTCGATGACACGGCTGCCGTCGAAGATGCGTTGCAGTGCGATTGCCGGGCGGATGTTCGCCATGGTAGTTCCTTCTTACGTTGAGAGAAGCGGGGGCCGGAGCCCCCGCCGCCATTACACCGCCGCCGGGAGGCGGAAGCCGGACGGCATCGGCAGGTTGCGCTGGATCCCGATCACCAGCATCGCATCGATACCACCCGCGGTGTAGGTGCCGGTCGAGACGTACTGCACGGCAAGGAACCGCCGGTACGCGCCCGAGGGCAACTTCGTGCGGACGATCTCGGTGTTCGCCGTCAGACCCGCCGTCGCGACGACCTGCGAGAAGTGCGTCGTCGGGTTGCCGGTCATGCCCGGCGCCACGTCGGCGGACAGCAGGTTGATCGTGATGTTGGTTCCGCCGACGAACGCTTCGCCGACTCGAACGATAAGGATGGGCTCCGGGCCCACACCCCAGTCCCACGTCACGCCCGAGGCGACCGCGATCTGCGACAGATCGATCTGATCCGTCGAGATGTAGGTACCCGCGGCGCGGATGTTCTGCTGCCCGCCGTTGGTGGCAGCGGTCAGGCCGTCGCCCAGCGGGTTGAAGAGGTTTTGCCGATCGATGATCATGGTGTATCTCCTGTGCTGGGGACGTATTACGCCGGTACGACCGCTTCGGTGTCGAGGATCGCGTCGACGACGCGGACCGGGACTCCGAGGAAGGTCAGGGTGCCGCCGCCGCCCGCGTTGCCCGGGGACACGTCACCGTACTGCTGAATTGACGGCTGGATCGCGATCGCGTTCTGGGACTTGTCCAGAGCCTGAATCGCCATCGCGGTGTAGACAGCTCGCGAGCAGTAGATGCGCGGGGTGCACATGCCCGGGTTCGGGATGCGCGCGAAGGCACGCACCAGCAGCTTGGCGACGTCCGCGAAGCCGGAGGTTGCCAGCAGGTTGGCGACGTCCACGTTGCAGATGCGGACGATGTAGCGCCAGTCCTTGACGGCCAGACCGCACTTCCACTGGAACCGCTCGGCCTGCGCACGGAAGCGCGCCGCCGGGGACTGGTCGTCGAACGCGTCGATCACGCCCAGACCGTCCCGCACGAGGCCAGCCTGCGAGCCCTTCGGGAAGATGCCGTGCACGGTGTTCGGACCCCAGCCCACCAGCCAGATGGAGGTCTGCTGCGAGGCGACCGAGCCGCCCGCGTGGATCACGTTCACCGCCGCCGGGAAGCCAGACCGACCGCTGAAGCGGGGTGCGAAGCCGGTGAACCGCTCGGGGTTGATCGCGACGTTGCCGTAGATCAGCGTGCTGGCGAAGGCCTGATTCATGCCCTCGAGCTGGGCGATCGCCTCGGACAGCATGAACGCTGCCGAATTGCCGTTCAGGTCCGCGAGGTCCTTGTCGACTTCGTTGCGCGCTTCGAGCATCCCGCACGCGTCTTCGACCTGCACGCGAACCGACTTGCTCGGCACGACGCCGCGATACAGCTGGCGCCACGTCGGCGTCGGCAGGCCGGCGCGGATGGTCGACCGGTGGCCGGTCGGAAGGTTGCCCTCGATCCACGGCATGTCCGTGAGAACCGAGTTCTGCTGCGTGAGAAGTTCGGCGACGGAGGCGACACTGCCGTCCGGGTCGATCGAGTTTGCCCAATCGGTCAGCGTGATCTGACCACGTTGTCCAAGAATTGCCATGGTGTGCTACTCCTGAGAAGGGAGGGGGTTTACTTCATGTTCGGGTACAGCGTCTTGGCGTGGTCCCTCGACTTCGGGACCTGCGGCTGGCTGTCCGGGCCGATGCGCTTGCCTGCGACGAACCCGTCCTGCTTGAGCAGCTGCCCGACCTTGAAAGCGAACCGGATCATCTCGGGGTGGTTTCCCAGCCCCGTCTCGTTCAGGAAGGTCTTCAGCTTTGGGGAGAACGTCCCGATCGCTTCTTGCGCGACGGAGAGGTTTTCCTTGAACTGAGGGCCGCCGAACTCTGCGTCCGATTCCGCCTCCGTGGCCCACGTGGCGCGTCGCGCCTTGTCGGCCTCGAGCACGGTGTCCATCGCCTTCTGCACCGCCTGTGCGCCCATGCCGACGAGGGCTTGCGCCTTGTCGGCCGGGAGCTTCAGGGCCTGCGCTTCAGACCTGAACTGGCCGAGGATGTCCTCGTCCAGCGTCACGCCTTCGGGCAACTGAAACTCGTACTCGACCGGCGCGTCTTCCGCCGGTGTCTGAGGTGTGGCTGCTGGTGCTGCTGCCGGCGTCGGTGCTGCTGGTGCCGGTGCTACGTCACTCCCCGTCCCCGTCCCGCTGCTGTTCGGTTGAGCGTCGGTTCCGTTTGCGTCCGCCATTTACCTGCTCCTTGCGCATCTCCTCGTACCGTTCCGGGCAGAGGATGTTCAGTTTCCCCATCAGCAGCAGCCCGAGTTCTCTGCGCCCTTCACGACGTGCCATGTCGAGCGCGGAGGTGGAGAAGTTGCTATGGAAGACCCTGCATTCACTGAGCAGCCACCACATCCAGCGGCGACCGCTCGCATTCGACATCAGCAGCTTGAGGTCATCCCCCAGCACCCGCTCTTCGAGCGCGGCGGCCAGCTCGGCTTCCTGTGCCGAAGCGAACGCACCTGTCTTGTCGAACGCTGCCAGAAGATTCTCACTGCTCACGATGGTGATCCTACGCTATGGTTTTTTAATCGAGTGCACCGCTACGGCAGCACGCCCGGGGTTGTGTAGCCCTGCACCGCGCCCATCGCCTGCTGCAGCGCGCTGCCCTCTTGCGGCACGGCGCCCGCAGCGTCCTTTGCGGCCGATGCTGCGGCTGCCATCTGCTCCATCTGCGCGGCCTGCTGCGCGGCCTGCTCTTCGGCTGCGAGCCGCTCCTCGACCACGTCGTCAGGGATGATCAGTCGGGGGTCGATGCCGAGCATGGATGCGTAGCTGTCCACGCTCTCGATCAGGTCGACCTTGTGCAGCACGGTCGGCTTCATGCCTGCACTGGCTTGCACGTTCGCGATCGTGCCGACGTAGGTCATCAGACGGTCGATCGACTGAGTGCCGATCGCGCGCTGCGCCTGCGCGAGCATGCTCACGAACTCGACGTTGACCTCCTTACCCTCCAGCTCCCTCGGGGGTGGGGGCAGCATGCCGGCTTCCATCTGCCGGGCGAAGGTCGACTCGATCAGTCCTCGCAGGCACTCGCCATGCAGACGCTCGAGCACCGGGCCGAGCATCAGCAACTTCTCTTCGTTGCGGGCTGCGATCTCGTGCGCAGTCACGTTCGACCGATCGTCCATCGAGATCATCAGGAACAGGTCGGTGTAGAAGTTCTGGTCGATGATCTTGCGCAGGTCCTGCACGTCGAGCAGCATCGCGTTCAGGTCGAGCTTGACGTCCCACGCGCTCTTGATCACCTGACCCGGGCCTGCCATGTCGACGTAGTTCACGCCGCCCGGGAGTGTGCGCACCGGGTTGTCCTTCATCGACGCGGGCACCTGCAGCGGAGGCTTGACCATGTAATCGATCGCCTGCGCCTTTCTCAGCTGGTGGTGCTGCAGCCGCTCGACGTGGCCGAGCACCTCCATGCCCGGGCTCGTGCCGTACACGTCTCCGCCCAGCACGTCCCACCGGGCGCAGACCACGGGGAACCGTTTGTACCCGCGCTTCGCGAGCAGCTTGTCGGTGTCCTGCGACAGCTCGAAGTAGCACGAGGCCCACTGCATGCCGGCGCCGCCGAGCTGGCCTTGCCGGTCCGACCAGTGCCGAGGCTGGATCACCTGCACGACCGGCACCCACGAGTGGATGCCGCGCCCATCTTGGTAGAGGGAGCGGACCGTCTGGCTGCAGTTCTCCTGCCCGAACTCGAGGAACATCTGGCCGACGGTCATCTCGAACTCGCGCATGAGCAGCGTGACGTTGCCCTTGTCGTCGGTCGCGACGTAGAACTCGCCGGTCGGTATCGGGTGGCACGAGACGACATCCTCGTAGTCCTCCTTGATCACGATCGGCGCGGTGCCGAAGGTGCCGATCGTGTCGTACATCTGCCCGAGCGCGCGGTACGTGTTCGACCGGGCGAAGATGTTGCGCTGCTGCTGCGTCACCAGCTCGAGCCACTCCTTGACCGGCTGGTACTCCATCAGGTCTTCGTCGTCGATCGCGAGCTTGTGCCACGGGCGGGCCGGCGAGGACATGCCGGCCACGAGGCCGGCGGTCAGGATCCTGCGCGCACGCGTCGCGTACGGGTCGAGGATCTTGTTGTAGTCGGACTTGCGATCGCCCCGGTTGCGCTCGGTGCGCTGCATGCGTGCGCCGCGCACGAACATGTTGTCGGAGACCTCGCGGTACAAGGCGTCCCAGCTCGACCTCTCGGTCTTCAATGCGCCGAGCAGCGACATGTAGTCGCTGTAGCTCTTGTACATCCGAGTGCTGTAGTGACACCGGCCGTCGTCTTCTGTTTTTTCTTCATGCTCGCACGCTCCGGGGCCTTCTCGGCCGCGGACGCCGGAGGCGGCTCAGGTGCGACCGGTGCCGCCGGGGTGGGGGCGCCGCCCTTGTTGGCCTGACTCGCACCGTAGGCTGCCGTGGCGCCGGACACAGCTGCACTGATTGCCATGATGGTGGCGGCTTCGAGGCCCATAGCTATCCCCTGCCCTTAAGAAAGTCGAGCGGATTGTAGTCACCCCCCTCGTCAGGGAGTGCACGCTGTGGGAATTGCTTCTCAACATCGGCACGCTTCGGGGTGTCGATCATGGCGAGGCATATCGCGCTGCCGTAGTCCGGCGACCGGCCGAGCTTCTCGATGATCTCCTCGCGCGACTGCACCTGAATCGTCTTGCCGATCACCTTCCACTTCGGGGTGCACAGGTCGAGCAGCAGCCGCTTGTCGGGTGGCAGCGCGATGCCGTTGTTCGCGAGCGGGTCCAGTGCCTCACGCACCTTCCACCACAGCTGCGACCGCAGGTTCGAGAACGACAGCAGCCCCGACTTGTCGAGCGCGTTGGGGCTGTTCGAGACGTTGACGCCGATCACCTGCTGCCGCAGACCGCGCAGCACATCGAACGGGCTCGAGCCCACGCCGATCACGTCGATGTGAATCGGCGCTGCGTTGCGCAGCTTCGCCAGCGCGAGGGCTGCGGTGGTCTCGCCGTCCGGCGTCTCGGTTCCCGGGTACACGGTCAGCTCGTCGAACCACATCCCGTGCCGGGTTGCGATGACCGTGTTGTCCCGGCCACCGCGCGCCACGTCGAGGCCCATCGACGACATCGGCGGGCGGGGCTCGAGCTTCTTCCACCGGGCCATCGCGATCTCCACCCACTCGGTCGGGATCACCTGCTGCGGATCGTCCTCGGTGCCTGCGTTGAAATCGCCATACAGCATCTGGCTGCGCAGCGGCTCGGGCAGTGCCTGTAGCTGTGCCATGTAGTTGGTCCCCTTGAGGTACGCGTTGTCGCCGACCTTGGCCGGGATGAAGGTGCGCGACTGCGGGATGATCAGCTCGCCCCGGTCGTGGAACTGCCGGCCGTCGCTGACCTCGGTCTCGACTCCGCGGATCATCGCGAACCAGCGCAGCTCGCCGGGCTTCGCCGGGTTCGGGTGCTTCGGGTCGAGCCACGGTGCGAAGTAGGCCACGATCCACCGGCCCTCGACCGTGGTCGGCGGGTTGAACAGCATGAGCGTCTGCGTGCGCTGCAGCGGGTCGACAGAGCGCACCCAGCCCATCAGGAAGCGGACCTGAGCCTCCATCATGTTCGCTGCCTCGTCGAGCACCAGCAGGTCCTTCGCTCGACCCTGATACTTCTTCTCGTCGCCCGGGTTCGGGATCGAGCAGAACTCGATCAGCCGGCACTTGCCACCCGGTGCTCGCCAGATCGGCGGCTTGCCGCCGAGCCCGCTGCGGTGGCCGAGGATCTCGCTCAGTCGATCGATCGCACCGGTCAGCTCGGTCCCCTCCTTGCGGAAGAACGCGACCACCTGATGCTGGGTCAGCGACTTGCCGAGCCGCCTTCTCATCCGGCGAGAGGTACCGGATCAGGTCCTGAATCTCTGCCGGGCTCACAGGATGTCGTCGATGTCCCGCCGGCTCGCGGCCAGACGCAGCAGTGCCGCGATCTTCGTCGCCGCCTCGTCAGCGGTCACGGTCTGCGTGATCTCGCCGCTCACGTTGACGTTGTCACGGTACTTGCCGGGGCGGTGGGCCTTGAGCAGCAGCGTGGCGAGCCCGTCGCTGTACTCCGTGATCTCGGCCACGATCGCGCCGTTCTGCACCACAGGCCGGCCCTTGTAGCCGACGAACGCACGCCGGTGCGCCTCCTCCTCCATCCGGTCGACGCCCTCGTCGATCGCCTCGGCCCACTCGGCTGCGAACTCCTCGTCGGCCTTGCGCGCACGGTCGGCGGTTGCCGGCGAGACGCCGGCCAGCCGGCACGCCCGGCTCACGTTCGGGACGACACGCAACGCCGCGAGGAAGGCCTCGCGGGCGTAGGTGTCGAACTTGCCGGTGCGTCGCGGCTCGAAGTCTTGCGGGTCCATGGCAGGGCGAACCTTGCGGGGTGCACTCCCTGCCTGTCGAGCCCCCGTTTCCGCAAAACGCTCAGGAACGCGCAGGAGGCGCGATCTTTTCGGGGTGGTACCCCAGCCTCACCTTGCTCCCGATCGCCTCTCCTGCGCACGCCTCGCAAGCCGGAGGGGCATTGGCGAGCCGCCGGTCAGTCCCTCCAGACCTCGCGGCGGCAGATCCGGGCAATTCCGGTCTTCGACAGGCCGAACGCGGAGGCGAGGGCGGAGTACGGCCAGCCGGCGGCGTGCATCTCGCGGATCAGGTCGACGACCCACCGACGGCACCGAGCGTTCGGGTTCGCGGCACCCCGAAGCCCAGACCTGCCGGGGGCGGTCTCGAACCGAAGGTTTGCAAAATCTTGCAAGCGCAGCCCGGTCGGCGGGAGCGTGTAATTTTTTACATGAATCTTGCGGGGGGTCTGGTGCATCGGCTGTCTCCCTCTCACCTGCTCAAAAGGCTCTCTGTAATGCCCGACACCACCCCTCCCTAAAGGGAGGGGGTGTCGTGCAAAAATTTACAGACGTGAAAAATGGCCGTCTCAGGAGCTTGTTGAGCCAAATGAGCCACTGAAAAACCGCGGCTCATTAAGCTCTTGACCGGCTCATTAAGCATCTGGCTGACACTTCCTGACAGCAAACTTACGTAATTTTTTACACACTGCAAAAATTTACAGGATGTCATCGACCCCAGCCCCCCTCTCCGACCTCGCCATCACCGGTCCCTGCAGGTGGTACTCGCCGTCCTCGCGGTACACCGCACCCTCCTCCACCAGTGCCGCCACAGCCCGGGTCAGGTTCTTGCGGGCCACACCGGGCACGTACCGGGCCGCCTCCTCGATCACCGCCGAGGACGTCGTCGCCGTGCGGTGCGCGCGCAGGTACTCCACCGCATCGAGGATTGCCTGCTCCACCTTGCCGCGCCGCACCTTGACCACCTCCCGCCCCGGCGCGCTCAGGTCGTACTCGACCACGCACGATGTGAGCAGGTCGCCGTCCGCGTCAAGGCCCACCGTGACGGGCTCGAGCCGGAACTCGAACTCCGCCCCATCCTCCCCGTCCTTGAGCTTCGTCACCCGCGCCGATCGACGCTCACCCTCCCGTATGACCTCGATCTCCACATCGGCCGCACCACGCATGCCAGACCAGCCACGCGAGCCCTTGGACGCGTCCTTGCCGGCGTGGTGGACCAGCATCACCAGCCCGTTGAACGCAGCCCCGATCACCCGGCAGTGCTCGAGCGCGAGGCCCACATCGGTCGAGCTGTTCTCGTCCCCGCCAGCCGTCACCTGCGCGAACGTGTCGAACACGATCAGGTCCGGATCCCCGTACGCCCGGATCGACCGGATCAGATCCTGCACGTCCTCGGCCGACAGCAGGCTCGGTGTAGACCCGATC